GCGTTCACACTCGATACCTCAACGCTTGACGGCGACGGCAAACTAGACGGCTTCACGTTCACGACGACGGCCACGGCTGCGTCAGCCCTGGGCGGATTGGTCGGGTCTGCGACAGCCCTCATCACCAAGGTTGCTAGTGCATCCGCAAACCTAGGCGAACTGTTTGCCGAGGTCAGCGAAGTCACCGTCACCGTCGACGCAGACGCCTCTGCCAGCCTCGGAGCGGCGACATCAAGCGCAACTGGCACGGTGACACACCCTGCTTCTGGCGAGTCGTCGCTGGGCGGTTTGACTGCGGCGGCCACCGGCACGGTGACACCGTTCGGCTCAATGACTGCCGAGCTCGGCCCGATGGTTGCCAGCGCAATCGGAACGATCACCCCGCAACCCGCACCTGACGCTGGCGGCGGTGGCGAACCGTACCGATACCCGAGACCCAAACGCAAGAAGGTTGAACCTGTCTTCATCGTTGAAGAGATTGTCATCGAGAAGACGGTCAAAACGGTGGAGGCATTCGTCGTACCAATCTTCATCGGGTTCACTGCCACCGCCCAGGGCACTATCACATTCAGCGGCGAGGATGACGACTTGCAAGTATTGTTGATGTTCTGATGCCCTACTTCGTGACAGACTCGGCGGAAGGTTGTGACGGTTTCGCAACCGTCAAAGAAGATGGCACGGTCATCGGCTGCCACAAAAACAAAAAAGATGCAGTCGACCACATGGTCGCCGTGTCAATCGCAGAGGACTTGGAGCCTGGTGGCGAGTACGGGGAACGGGTGTCATCGAACCTGCCTGCTGCTTACCGTCCTGCGTCATCGCCTGACGTTCCTGCGAATCACAACTGCGGGAACTGCGGCTACTACAAGAAGTTCTATTGCAAACGCTGGGAGGCGTTGGTCTCTCCTGCTTACTACTGCGCAGCGTGGGAACCAGTTGAAGGTTTGCCGAACGACAACCCAGGACAAACCGTGCAGACGGGTGACGTCTCGGACCGTGACCCGAACTACTACTTCGACTACCCGAACATTCTGCGTCAGTTGTCGTTCGACCTACCGGACTACATTCGTGCGAACGCACGCAAAGGTTTGGACTACTACGGCAAGGGACTTGCCGGTGATGGGCTGACCGACAAGACGGTGCGCGAGGCTCGTGACTTGGCCGCTGGTCGAGTCAGCGAAGACAAGGTCGTGCGTTCAGCGGCATGGGGTCAACGCCACATGACCGACCTTGACGCGGTGCAGAACAGCAACCCGAACAACGAACAGTTCCCTGGGCCTGGGGCGGTGGCGTTCTACTTGTGGGGCATGGACCCGACAGATCCGCAGCCTGCGTTGCAATGGTATGAGCGTCAAGCACAGAAGGTCAAAGACGAGCGTGGCGGTCACATGGAGTCAAAACCTGCACCAGCCAAAGACCAAGTCAAAGGCTCCAAAGTAAATCCGAAAGGTTCTGCCGGTGCGGCTGCGGGCTCGGGAACAATCGAGTTGACTGAGGCCATCGAGACAGGGTTGAAGAACAAAGTTGTCGAGCACAACGATTCGTTGGACGCTGACAGTGCGTCTTGGAAGCGGGCGACGCCTGGCATGTTGCGTGCCGTCTATCGTCGCGGGTCGGGTGCGTACTCGACGTCGCATCGTCCTGGCATTAGCAGAGCTGCGTGGTCTATGGCGAGAGTCAACGCTTTCTTGGTACTCTTGAAGCGTGGGCGACCTGCGAACCCTGCATACATCACCGACAACGACCTGTTACCAAAAGGTCATCCACGATCTTCGAGGAAGTAATGACTGAAAAAGTTGAGACACGCAGAGTCCAGTTCAGCGAGTTTGAGATTCGTTCAACCGTTGATGACGAGAGCGACTACATGTCGTTCCGTGGGTACGCTGCCGTGTTCAACTCACCTTCGCAACCGTTGCCATTCACCGAGACGGTGATGCCCGGTGCGTTCAAGAAGTCTTTGAAGATGCGCAACAACGTGCGCATGTATCTCAACCATGATTCCAACATGCTGCTCGGAACTACCCGTGCCGGGACGTTGCGTGTTGAGGAAGATTCCAAAGGTCTGCTAGTTGACGCAGACTTGCCACCAACCACGGTCGGTCGCGACTTGTCAATCCTGATGCAACGCGGTGACGTGGACTCGATGTCGTTCGGGTTCTCGGTTCCTCGTGGCGGGGACAAGTATTCCGATGACGGTTCAACCCGTGAGCTGCACGAAGTACGCCTGTTTGAAGTGTCGGTCGTGACTGGCTTCCCCGCGTATGAGGCAACCACGGCAAGCGTTCGCAGCCTGGAAGTGCTGGCTCAACGCACCCAGGTGGATGCCGACAAGTTGGCCGCTGCAATCACCGTGCTCGAAGCCGGGTCGGAGTTGGATGACGAGCAGGCTGGCCTGTTGAGCGAAGTCGTCGGCAAGTTGCGCAAGCAGCCGGAGCCGACATTGTCGCGCATCGGGATCATGTCAAAGCAACTTGATTTGCTGAAGACCATCGTCTAGTATTCTTTACACAGTCGTGTGCGGAGCCGCTACGACCACCAGTTGAGGTGCCTCGCTGGGTGCGATACAAATCCTTGCGTATCACGAATACCTAACGTCTGAAAGGACACCCAATGTCAAACGATTACATTCAACGACAAGTCGAGCAGCGTCAGCGTGCTTGGGATGCAGCGAAAGCTCTTCTCGACACCGCAGCTGCCGAAGGCCGCGACCTCACTTCTGAGGAAGAGGCTTCATACAGCAAGATGAACGACGAACTCAACGAGCGTGCAACCCGCATCGAAGGCCTCAAGGCCGATGCAGTACGCGAAGCCAAGATTGAACTGGCAACTCGTGAGATTGCCGGTCAAGTTCGACCAACCGAAAAAGCAGTGACACTTGATGCGGATGTTATCCGTGCCATGTCGCGCGGCGATGTCAAGGGCCACACCTTTGAGCGACGCGACATCACCAAGGCTTCAACTGGCGCACCAGTTCCCACCTCGTTCTACAACCAGGTGATTGAACAGGCACGTCTTGTTGGACCGATGCTTGAGACATCAACAGCTCTCCGCACGGCTGGTGGCGAAAACCTCCAGATTCCATCGCAGGCTGGTTGGTCAACGGCGGCAATCACCTCAGAAGGCTCAGCCATCTCTGAGAGTGATTTCACACTAAACAGTTTCATCACGCTCAGTGCCTACAAGTATTCGTTCCTGGTGCAACTGAGCCGCGAACTGATTGAAGACTCGGGTGTGGACATCTTGTCCTTCCTCGCAGTCCAGACCGGTAATGCTCTCGGCTTCAAGGTCAACAACGACCTGACAGTCGGCACGGGTTCATCGCAGCCAAACGGCATTGTCACCGCAGCCTCTTCGGCTGTGACTGGCACGACCTCTGGCCCGACGTTCAGCGCAGACAACCTGATCGACTTGGCTTACGCCTTGGACGGTTCAGCACGTCGTCTGCCTGGTGTCGGCTGGATGATGAACACAGCGTCACTCGGAGTCGTCCGCAAACTGAAGGACGACAACGGCGCGTACATCTTCAGCCCAGCGTTGGCTGACGGAAACGACCGTGTCTTGAGCTACCCGGTGTTTGAGAACCCAGCAATGGCCTCGAACGCTTCGGCAACCAAGTCGGTCATCTTCGGACACTTGCCTTCGTACTACGTACGCATGGCAGGCGGCCTCCGTCTGGACCGTTCTGACGACTTCGCATTCAACACGGATCTCGTCACGTTCCGCGCCTCAATGCGCGTGGACGGAAACCTCCCACAGACCAGCCACGTCAAGTTCTACAAGAACGCGAACAGCTAGTCCCAAGAGTTCCCCACGAATAAGGTTTGGTGGGTCGGCGCGAAACTACGCAGGGTCGCGTCGACCCATTACAACTGAAACCTGCGACCTGCGAAAGGAGACTGCGTGAATGCGGATAATCATCAAGGGAGTCCCAGTGGATTTGGCGGGACCGGAGGCGACCCTGCTCTTGCAGCTGGGCGTAGCGCACTTGCCCGAGGAGTCAGTCATAGATCCCCGGATGCGGTTCGAGCCCTCTGGTATTCCAACGCCCCATGGGCTGGAACAGGCTACGGACAGCAAACCCAGCAAGCCACGAAAAGGCTCATCCAAGAAGGGCACGAAGTCGCAATCCTCGCGATGTACGGACTTGAAGCCTCAACGTCGACGTGGAACGGAATCAAAATCTATCCGCGAGGAATGAGCGCATACAGCGACGACATCATGGCCGCCCACTGGATGGACTGGACACAGAACTCCAACCTTCCAAAACTTCTGATGACACTCTTTGACGTGTGGGTTTTGAAGTCACCGAGCCTGGACAAAGTTGCCAACATCGCATCCTGGGTTCCGATTGACCACCAGCCTTGTCCACCGGATGTGGCGGCCTGGTGTTCCAAACCGAACGTGATGCCCATCTCCATGTCCAAGTTCGGCCATCAGCAACTCAACAACATCGGCATCCGGAACGTCTACGTTCCGCACGGCATCGAGTCGATCTACAAACCGACCCCGAGCATCAAAGACAACAACGGCAAAATCATTACCGGGCGAGACATCATGGGCATCCCCGAAGACAAGTTCGTCGTGATGATGACCGCCGTCAACAAAGGTCAGTTCCCTCCTCGCAAGGCGTTCGCTGAGAACTTCATGGCGTTCAGCATGTTCTCCCAGAAGCACGACGACGCGGTGCTCTACATGCACACCGAACAGAACGCTTCGATGGGTGGCATCGACCTGAAGTTGCTGGCTGCGATGTGCGGGATTGACGACAGCAAGATTCGCTACTGCGACCCGTACACCTACCGCATGGGCTTGCCTCAGAACGCGATGGCAGCCCTCTACACGGGCGCAGACGTCTTGCTGGCTGCCAGCATGGGAGAGGGCTTTGGCATCCCCGTAGTGGAAGCCCAGGCGTGTGGGACGCCCGTCATCGTTTCACGCTTCTCCGCGCAACCTGAGCTCTGTGGTGACGGCTGGCTGGTCGATGGGCAACCGTTCTGGGATGCCGCCCAGGCGTCCTGGTTCCTGACCCCGTCAGTGCCCAGCATCCTCAACGGGCTTGAGCAGGCGTATGCCCGTGGCCGTGGCCGTTCGCAGAAGGCGGTTGACTTCGCCAAGCAGTACGAAGCGGACCATGTGTACGAGACCTACTGGAAGCCAGCGATGAAGGAGATTGCAGAATGGTGCCGCTTGTCCCAGTCGTAATCGTGCCGGTGCTCACCGAGCACGAGCGCGTGGAAGCGATGCTGACGTCGTTTGACGGACGCATCGGAGACCTGATTGTCATCGACAACGGCAACCATCCGAAGTGGGTGCCACGCTGCGAGAAGGCCCGACAGATCTACCACTACCGAATGCCAAGGAACCTGGGTGTCGCGGCATCGTGGAACCTCGGCATCAAAGCCACCTGCTCGTCCTCCGGTTGGATGATTGTCAATCACGACGTCGGGTTCGGTGCGGACGGTGTCGAGGAGTTCTTCTCCCTGGCAGCGACGGACAACTTGGTGTTGGGTGGCAAACCACCGTGGTCGTGCTTCTGGCTTGGCTCAGAAGTCGTCAAGAAGGTCGGACTGTTCCACGAGGGCTACCATCCCGCCTACTTCGAGGACAACGACTACGAGGTGCGAGCCCAACGCAAAGGCGTCAAGATTCTGCGGTCACCTGCCAACATCAACCATCGCAACTCCAGCACCTTGCAATCAGACACCCGCTTCCAGATGCGCAACCAGGTCACGTTCGATGCCAACCGTCAACTGTTCGAGGAGCGCATGATTGCGGACCTGCCGTTGGATTGGGACTTGCAGCGAAGGCTCGAGTTGGGTTGGGACTGATGGCTCATCTGGAACAACGCAGATTCTTTGAGCAAGTCAAGACGGACTATCCCAAGTTCTTCCAACGTGTCAATGTGTTGGAAGTTGGATCACTTGACATCAACGGGTCGTTGCGTGACCTCTTCCAAGATTGCAACTATCTCGGCGTCGATGTTGCGGCAGGCAAAGGCGTTGACTTGGTGGCCTTTGGTCAAGACCTTAGTTTCCCTGATCGACACTTCGATGTCTGCCTTTCAGCAGAATGTTTCGAGCACAATCCACAGTGGCAAGCGACCTTCACCAACATGACAAGAATGAGCTCTGGGTTGGTGGTCATGTCGTGCGCAACAACTGGGAGGGAAGAGCACGGAACATCCCGATGTCACCCTGGGTCGTCTCCGTTGACGGTTCGCCTTTGGGACTATTACCGGAACCTGACGGAACAAGACTTCACGGAACAACTTGACATGGATTCAATGTTCAGCGAGTGGGCCTTCAGCGTGAACGATGTATCCCATGACCTCTACTTCGTTGGTTTAGTCAAGTAGGATTGAGCCACCATGGCCATCACTAACGGTTACGCAACGCGAGCCCAGGTCAAGGCGGCTTTGCGAATCGGCACCGCCGACACCGCAGACGACACGCTGATTGACAACGCAACCGAAGCAGCATCACGTCTGATCGACGGCTACTGCAACCGACAGTTCTGGGCGTACAGCTCGGCAACGACACGCATCTTCCAAGCGAACAACTCTTTCGTCTGCGACATCGACGACGTGTACTCAACGGCCTCGCTGGTTGTGAAGACCGACCCCGACGCCGACGGAACTTTTGACGTCACGTTCGCTGTCACCGACTACCAACTCGAACCTTTGAACGGATACTTGGATGGACTTGAATGGTCCTTTGACAGACTGCGTGCAGTCGGCGACTATCTGTTCCCGAATGTCAACGCCAACTTCGGCGAACAAGCACTCGTCCAAGTCAGGGCTTTCTACGGCTGGCTAGAAGTTCCTTCGCCAATCGAGCAGGCCACCATCATCCAGGCGTCACGACTCTTCAAACGATTGGACAGTCCGCTCGGCGTTGCCGGGTTCGGCGACCTGGGTGCAATCCGCGTCTCTCGGTTCCTTGACCCTGACATGGCTCAGCTGGTCGAGCCATACCGACGCATGCGGATGTTTGCCTGATGCCTGCAACACCAAGCCAAGTCAAAGACGGGCTCAAGGCCGCGATTGAAACCATCTCCGGGTTGCGTGGGTTCGACTTCCAACCTGACCAAGTCAACCCACCGTTCGCATTCCCGACGCTTGACGAGATCAGGTTCCACCAAACAGGATTCGGCACAGGTGGAGTGGTCATGGATTTCACCGTCACCGTTGTCGTGTTCCGATCCTCGGAACGCACAGCCCAAGACGACATCGACAAGTTCACCGCATTCTCTGGTGCTCAATCCATTCGGGCAGCAATCGAAGCAGACCGCACCCTCGGCGGAGTAGCCAGCGACGTGATTGTCAACTCGGCGAGCAACATCACCAACCTTGACGCCAACGACACGACCTATCTGACAATCGACTTCAAGGTCACGGTGTACGCTTAGCCCATGGCAAAGTACCTCGTCTGCGGACCATTCCCCGTAACTGGCATTCAGCCAGGCGGATTTGTGGACGGCACTGGGATTGACGATGTAGAGTTGTTGATTGCAGCAGGCATCATCACGCTGGTTGCAGAGACTTCCAAGAAAACCTCAACGGCCGATAAGGCAGGAGAATAACAGTCATGGCAAAGTTAGTCCTCAAAGACGCAAACATCGTGTTCAACGGCACGGACATCAGCACGAATGTTGCTTCAATTACGTTGTCGACAAGTGCCGCTGAAGTTGCGACCACCGCTTTTGGAAGTTCGGCCCAGACGCGGGTGTCCGGTTTGCTGGATAATTCCGTCACGATGTCAATCCACAACGACTACAACGCCATCGACGGAATCTTCTTCCAACTCGTCGGCTCAACCGCAGTCACGATGGTCGTCAAGCCAAACGGCACGGCCGTTGCTTCAACAGCGAACCCGTCGTACACGTTCAGCGTGCTCGTAACCGAGTGGACACCAGTCAACGGTGCGGTCGGCGAACTCGCCACCGCAGACGTGACGTTCCCAATCTCGGGCGCAATCACCAAGGCCACTGCCTAA